CTTGGGAAAATTTTTTCACGAAAAAGGAGTTTACTATGCCGGAATATTTAGGAATGGATCGACTCAGGGTTAGATTGGCTTCTAAGGCTACCAGAGTCAATCTCAGATACCTGTATTACGAAATGAAAAACCAGATTCAGGCCTTCAATGTAACGATTCCGGCGCGGTGGAGCTTTTTGTCGGAGTCTTTGGGCTGGAGTGCCAGGGCGGTAGACTGTATCGCGGATCGGCTGATTTTCAAAGAATTCGCAGATGACAATTTCGGGCTGAACGATATCCTCAGGATGAACAGCAAGGATATTCTGACGGATTCGGCGGTCCTGTCAGCGATGATCTCCGGCTGCGGGTTTGTGTATATCAGCGCAGGAGAAGATGAATACCCAAGGCTCCAGGTGATTGACGGCGCGAACGCTACTGGAATTATCGATCCGATCACCAGGCTGCTGACGGAGGGTTATGCTGTTCTGGAACGCGATCCGGAAAACGGGAAGCCTGTGCTGGAAGCTTATTTCACGGCGAACGAGACGGTCTTCTATCCGAAGGACAAGATGCCGTATTCGATTCCGAATCCGACTGGTTATCCGCTGCTGGTCCCGATCATTCACCGGCCGGATGCGAAGAGGCCGTTCGGACACAGTCGGATCAGCCGGGCTTGCATGGACATCCAGCAGGCCGCACTGAGAACACTCCAGCGGTCGGAAATCTCTGCGGAGTTCTATTCGTTCCCGCAGAAGTACATTACCGGCCTGTCTGCGGATGCGGAGGCGATGGACAGTTACCGTGCATCGATCTCCAGCTTCCTGCAGTTTACGAATGATGAGAATGGGGAGCATCCGATCGTCGGACAGTTTGCCCAGCAGTCTATGACACCCTTCGCGGATCAGCTGAGGGTTTTGGCTGGACTCTTTGCCGGCGAGACCGGTCTCACGCTGGACGATCTGGGATTTCCGTCTGTCAATCCGTCCAGCGCGGAGAGCATCAAGGCGAGCCACGAGACGCTCAGGCTGGCGACCAGGAAGGCGCAGCGGGACTTCTCCGTCTGTCTGCTGAACATGGGCTTTGTGGCCGCCTGCCTGCGCGACAAACAGCATTACAGGCGCGAGGCGCTATACCTGACGCGCGCGAAGTGGGAGCCGATCTTCGAGCCGGATGCGGCGGCGATCGGCCTCATGGGCGATGCTGCTGTCAAAGTCAACCAGGCTGTGCCGGGCTTCTTCGGCGAGGGGAACCTGCAGGAGCTGATCGGGGTGACTGCGGATGACGAATTCTGATGTCCTGAGTGAGATCCTGAGACAGTACGGCACAGCATTGAAGGCGAACCCGCAGCTGCGCAGCCTGGCGTTGAAAGCGGCAAACGGATCTCTTACAGTAGCCGAAGCGCAGAGGGCGGCGGGGCTGACTGGAAAGCTGCTGGGCGAGCTGATGGCGGACGGCCTTGGCGGACTCGCCGGCGACGGAGCCTTAGCGCTGACGGATGCGCTGGCGGTCGTGCCGCCTTCACTCCGCAGAAATCACAAGTTTGTGTCATCGCTGATCCGTGGGCTGGAAAAGGACGGGGAATTGAGTACGGCCGTTCCGGCCTTTGACGTGGATCGCGCGCGCAACCTCGCGAAATACGCTTCGGAATACGATGCCTTCGCCGATCACAAGCGGGATTTCACGGAGTTGGTGGAAAACAATTCCAGAAGCATCGTTGATGAGTCTCAGAAAGGGACGGGATTAGCACGTCGAGAGATGGGCTACACACCGACGATCACGCGAAGCACCGTGGGAGAAACGTGTGATTATTGTAATGATCTCTCAGGAACGAGGGAATATAACCCTCAGTCGATGGACAAGAGTATCTTTTCAAGGCATAGAAACTGTGACTGTCTGATAGAGCTGAACAGGAACGGCGAAACGGAAGTAGTCAATAACTATACTAGAACTAATAGCGATGTCGATCCATCAGCGATAGCAGAAAGACTTCGGTTAACTGAACAAGATCCAGACGCTCCATCAATAGGAGAGATGATTAAGCGTAGAATGACTGGAGAGCAAGATCCAAATAACCGTGGTGTAATTGCAGGTAGAATCGTTCGAGGAGAATACAATCTCAAACAGAAGCATCAAAAGTATTTGCAACACGTCAAAGACTCTCCACAGTATAAGAATGCAACGAAGAGCAGAGGTACCCCCCAAAGCTATTTATCAGTTTCAGAAGATGAAGCACAAAAATTGATTTATCGGTATGCAGGAAAAGGCAACGCACGCATAGAAAATGATATTGTAAAAAATGTAGAATTTGTGACAGTAGATCATGCTATTGGGTATTATAACGAGAAAGGAGTATGGCACGAAACAGACAGGATGCAGATCATTTATAGTAAGAGTGGAACACACGTCGTGCCAACTAATCCGAGAAGATGAAAAATTTATGGGCATATCCATCAGATAACGATTGGATCAGAATAAGACTGAAAAATGGTCAGTCAATGGAAGGCGCTCCAGTGATTGTGAACGACACGGATGAAACGGAGAGCGGAGAAATTGAGATTACAATTAAGACGGCCAATGGGATGTATACTGGAGCAAAGCTGAGTGACATTGATGACATTGATGAATTGGATTAACCAACAATGCTCTTGTATGTTAATCGCAGTATATGATTGATAAAGATTTGCAGGCAGCCTACCGCCGATGGGCTAGAGAATTCTACCCTGATAGTCAGCGACCTGTTTTTGTTGTTTCAGGCGCTCCAGGCAGTGGAAAGAGCACCTATGTCAGGAAGAACGCGACAGATCAGGACTTGATTCTGGATATGGATGCACTGTGCTGCGCAATTCAGGGCGCTGCCGGTTTACATCAGGATCACAGTGTCGTACTGCCGGCTGCGCTGGCGGCCAGAGAAGCGATATACGAGGAAATAGAAAACCAAACCGGTGAATGGAAGCGGGCTTTTATCATTACGGCAAATCCGGACAGACAGAAGGTGTCCGAATTGGTTCGGCGTTTTTCAGCTGAACACATCGAAATGAAAGCTTCAAGGGAAGAATGCAAAAACAGGGTAGTTAATGACCCTGCGAGAAAAGGCGAAGAAGAGAGACAGTGTCAGATCGTCGACAACTGGTTTGATAATCATACATGAGAGCGCTCCGGCGCTCTTTTTGATTGGCTTTGAGAAAGGAACATGATCATGTCGGAAAAGACAATCCGCTGGCTTGCCATCAGTATGTTTTGCGCTGGAGTTTCTGTTGCCTGCCTGATCTTCGAGGTGCTGTTATCGCTGGGCAAGCTTCCGTAATTCCAGCCGCAGAGCTTTGATTTCTTCAGCAATGTCTTCAAGTTCTTTTTCAAGGCCTTTATCCGGATGCTTTGCAAGCTCAAACTGCTTGCGCTCCTGTTGCAGCTGAAGATGGGCGTATTTCGCTTCCTTCATGCTGATTTGCAGCTGCTCACGCATGATATTGCTTTGCATTTCAGCAGCTTTGGCTTGCCGGTTTGCTTCTCTGACACTCCGGTACGCGCAATAGACAGAGAGCATAGCGCACGCGACATTTATCGTTGTAATTGAATCCATTGGATCACCTCATTTCTGGAAGGAGTATAGCACATGAAAACATCCAGGGCGAGAGACGGCCCCAAGACAACCGAATAGAGGAGGGAGTGCATGGAAGTCCGAAAGGGCAGCCAGACTCCCTCCCATTCCGTGATCCTGCCTTACACCAGCTCAGAGGGTGACGAGGCGTGCCGCATCTATGAGATGACCGGCCGCACGGCGCAGGAATGGCAGCGTCTTCTTTTGACGAACATTCTCGGTAAGAATGACGAAGGTCTCTGGACGCACACGAAGTTCGGGTATGCAGTCCCGCGCCGAAACGGCAAAAACGAAGTCGTGGCGATGCGTGAGCTGTACGGCCTTCGCGAGGGCGAAAAGATCCTTCATACCGCGCACAGGACAACGACCAGCCGGTCGGCATGGGAGCGCCTGTGCCAGCTGCTGGACGATGCCGGAATCGAATACAAGGCCACGGGTGCCCTGGGACAGGAAAGTATTCGTCTGCCGGGGATGGGTCGGGTGCAGTTCCGAACGAGAACGAGCAAGGGCGGCCTTGGCGAAGGTTTCGACCTTCTTGTGATCGACGAGGCGCAGGAATATACGACGGATCAGGAATCGGCGCTTAAATACGTCGTGTCAGACAGCCTGAATCCTCAGACGATCTTCTGCGGAACCCCGCCGACACCGGAGTCCAGCGGAACCGTCTTCATGAGTCTCAGGGATGAGATCCTGGAAGGCAATTCCGTGGACGCCGGATTCGAGGAATGGAGCGTTGATAACCAGTGCGATCCGCATGACCGTGAAGCCTGGTATCTCACGAATCCGAGCCTTGGGACTATCCTGACAGAACGAAAGATTCTCGCGGAGATCGGTTCTGACACACTCGACTTTAATATCCAGCGACTTGGGTACTGGGTGCGCTATAATCTCAAATCGGCCATTAGTGCAGCTGAATGGGACGAAGCTAAGGTTAAGACCCTGCCTGAATTCACAGGAAAGCTCTTTGCTGGAATCAAGTTCGGGCACGACGGCGCCAAGGTTTCGCTCTCCATCGCAGTTCAGACCAAAGACAAGCGAATATTCGTGGAATCCATCGACATTCGGCCGATCCGGGCCGGACACGACTGGATTCTTTCGTTTTTGTCTGCGGCGGATCTGGGCGGCGTAGTGATCGACGGCGCGAACGGGCAAAAGAGCCTGGCGGACGCGATGAAGGACGCCAGGATCAAAGCGCCGGTCATCATGCCGAAGATATCGGAGATCATCGCGGCCCATGCGGCATGGGAAGAGGAACTCTTCGGGCACCGGATCTGCCATATGGGACAGCCGGGGCTTGCGGAGAGCGTAACCAACTGCGAAAAGCGCCCGATCGGATCGAACGGCGGTTTCGGCTACCGATCCATTAAGGACGGCGTGGACGTATCTCTGCTGGATTCTGTCGTGCTGGCAGCGTGGCTTTGCCGGGAGAACAGCCGGAAAAAGAAGGCGAAACAGCGGATAGCCTATTAACGCGGGTACAGCCCGCACCTACGGTCACCGACCGGTTAATCGGGAAGGAGTTACAAATGGCAGACTTTACACCCATCACGACGCAGGCCGAATTTGATGCGGCCATTGCGGACAGACTTTCCAGGCAGGAAAAGAGCCTGGCGGAGCGCTACAAGGATGCGCTCCAGCCGGATGACGTGAGCAAGCTGAAATCCGGCTACGAGAAAACCATCGCCGATTTGCAAAAGCAGATCGAAGATGCCGGCACAAAGCAGGCGGCAAGCGACAAGCAGCTGACCGAGCTGAATGCCAGGATCAAGGGTTACGAGTCCGACTCGGTAAAAACGCGAATTGCCCTTGAAATGGGTCTCCCGTATCAGATGGCCGGAAGGCTGAACGGCGACACGGAGGAAGCGATCCGCAAGGACGCAGAAGTGCTGCAGGGCATGATCAGAGGTCAGACCCCCGTTGCTCCGCTCGCGAAAGAGTCCGTTCCGGCAGATGCAAAAAAGGCCGCTCTTATGGAGCTGGCCAAGAAACTAGGCAACCAATAAGGAGGACAATATGGCTGATATTTTGACCAGGGGCAATCTGTTCCCCGAAGCTCTGATCCCGAATCTCGTTAATCTCGTTAAGGGCCACAGCGCCGTTGCTGCGCTGGCCAATCAGACCCCGATCGCGTTCAACGGCCAGAAGGAATTCACCTTCACGCTGGATAAGGACGTCGATATCGTCGCTGAGAACGGCGCGAAGGGCAAGGGCGGTGCGACCGTCAATCCCGTCACCATCGTACCGATCAAATTCGAGTACGGCGCGCGTGTTTCCGACGAGTTCGTTTATGGCGGCGACGAGCTGCGCCTGAACTATCTCCAGGCCTTCTCTGACGGCTTCGCCCGCAAGCTGGCCCGTGGCCTGGACATCGCGGCCTTCCATGGCCTGAATCCGCGCACCCTGACCGCCAGCGCCGTTGTCGGCACGAATCACTTCGACGCCGTGAATGGCACTACGCCGGTTATTTCCACGATCACCTATACCAGCGGCACCGACGATGCGGCTGAGAAGCTCGACGCGGCTGCGGCCACGATCCGCGCGAACGACGGTGAAATCTCCGGCATCGCGATGGCTCCGGCTTATGCTGCCGACATGGCGAAGGTCAAGGAGAACGGCGTTACCCAGTATCCTGAGTTCCGTTTCGGCGCGCGTCCGACCAGCTTCGCCGGCATGGCGCTGGACGTCAATACGACCGTTCCGGTCGTCGCTTCCGGCGCGAAGGCTGACCAGGTTATCCTTGGCAACTTCGCGGGCGCCTTCCGTTGGGGCTATGCCAAGGAAATCCCTCTGGAGGTCATCCAGTACGGCAACCCGGACAATGACGCGACCCTCGGCGATCTGAAGGGCCACAACCAGGTCTATCTCCGCTGCGAAGCGTACCTGGGCTGGGGCATCCTGAATCCTGACGAGTTCGCGATCATCCGTCTGGCCTGATGAGGTACCGTCATGAGAGAACCGGCGCAGAAATAAGCGTCGGTTCCCCTCTTTATGGGGGCGGATGGGTGCTGGTCGGAGGTGATGAACATGACGAACTACGCAACGATTGCAGACCTGGAAACGCTGTTCCGGCCGCTGAAGGACGGGGAAGCACCAAGGGCGGAAGCGCTGCTTCAGGCCGTAAGCGCGCTGCTTCGAACGGAGGCAAGAAAGCGCGGACGTGACCTTGACACGATGCTGGAGGCGGACGAAGATCTCGCAGAGGTCGCCAAGTCCGTCACTTGCGACGTCGTGGGCCGCGCGCTGATGACCTCGACGGATCAGGAGCCGATGCAGCAGTCCAGTGAAAGCGCGCTCGGCTACAGCTTCTCCGGAACGTATCTCGTTCCGGGCGGGGGGCTGTTCATCAAAAACAGCGAGCTTGCCAGGCTGGGCCTTCTGCGGCAGCGCTACGGGGTGCTGGAATTCTACGGAGAACCGGGGTGTTGCTGATGGGCCACATTAAGGGCATCACGATCATCCTGTATGACCGGACGGTCACCGGCAAGGATGCGTTTAATCACGACATCGTCGAAGAGACGCCCGTCCTGGTCGACAACGTTCTCGTTTATCCGGTCGAATCGTCGGCATCTGACGGCGGCGCGAGCTACGACGTAGAGCGCAAGCACAGCCGTTACACGCTTGCCATTCCGAAGGGCGACACGCACGTCTGGGATGACCGCATCGTGGAATTCTTCGGCTACAAGTGGAAGACGGAGTCCTTCTCTTATATCGGCATCGAGGAAATGATCCCGCTGTCCTGGAACCGGAAGGTGACGGTAGAGCGGTATGAATAATAAGTATAAAGTGCTGAAGGTCGAGCTGAACCGAAGTGAAGTTTCGAAGCAGATCCTAAAAGGAGAAGGAACGGTCAACCTCTGTCAGCGGCTGGCAAAGGATATGCAGTCCCGTGCCGGCGACGGTTATGAGACATCCACGTTTAAAGGCCGGAACCGCGTAAACGTCTCCGTAGGCGCCGGAACCAAGGAAGCCTATAAGGACAACATGGAAAACAACACGCTGCTCAAGGCGATGAGATAGGAGGAAGCCATGCTGCTGGAAGCATTTGTCATTGAAAAGCTCTCCGGGATCATGGATGTCCCTGTCTATGCGGAAGTGCCGGCGGACTATCCGTCCGGTGTCTTCGTCGTCATTGAGCGCACAGGTAGCTGGAAACAGAACCATGTTCCGGGCGCTACGATCGCGATCCAGAGCTACGGGGCTTCTCTGCTGGAAGCTGCGCAGCTGAACGAGGACGTGAAGGCAGCCATGGAGACGGTGTCGGAAGAGAACGAGATCGGATCAATCCGGCTTAATTCCGATTACAACTTCACGGACTACGCAACCAGACGGTACCGCTACCAAGCGGTTTTCGATATTACCTACTACGATTAATGGAGGAATGAACTATGGCTGAGAACAACAAACAGTTGGTCACTGTCGGCAAGCCCAAGGTAGGCGGCGGCATCTATCGCGCGCCGGCCGGCACCGCACTGCCCACCAGCGCCAGCGCTGCGCTGGACGAGGCGTTCCAGAACCTGGGCTACATCTCTGAGGACGGTCTCACCAACGAGCGCGAAAACGACGAAGAGATCAAGGCCTGGGGCGGTGACGTCGTCATGCGCACCATGACGGACACCTTCGGCTTCACCCTCATCGAGGCGATGAACGTGGATGCCCTGAAGGCCGTTTATGGAGACGACAACGTCACCGGCACGCTGGAAACCGGCATCAGCATCGTCGCGAACGACATCATGCAGGCGAACTCCGTGTTTGTCATTGACATGATCTTCCAGGGCGGCGTCATGAAGCGCATCGTGATCCCGAACGGCCAGGTGACCGAGGTCGGCGAGCTGACCTATGCGGATAACGAAATCGTGGGCTATGAAACCACGGTGCAGGCGAACATGGACGCGAACGGCAACACTCATTACGAGTACATCGCCAAGCCGTCCACGAACGGCTGATAATGCCTTTTACGGGGCTTGCGGGGAACCGCAGGCCCCTTCTTTGACGATTGGAGGACATATGAAGAAAGTCACACTTCAGGACGGCTTCCAGCTGGAAGTTGAAGAGAATCGTCTGGACAACATGGAGCTGGTCGAGGCTATGAGCGATCTGGTCGAAGGCGAGAACGCACTGGCCATGGCGCGCGTGGTTCGGGCTTTGCTGGGAGATAAGACTAAGAAGGCACTCTACACGCATCTGAAGACGGAAGACGGTCGAGTTCCGACGGAAAAGGTCGGCAATGCGATCACCGAGATCATGAACGCGCTCGGCCAGCAGGGAAAAAACTGATGGGCCTCGCGCTGATGCTGGGGCGTCATCGTGAGGCCTTGGAGTGCGATCTGGCGGAGAGCTATCACATTCTGGATCTGAATGCGGTTCCGGCGAGGAAGCTCGCGATGCTGGCGATGGGGCTGAGGGAAAACAGCCGCGTCATGATGGCGATGGGCGGCCGGAGAGCGACGACCGGCGAGATGCTGAATGCCGCAATGGTGGACAGGCTGTCTCTGCTGGTATGGGCCAAGACGAAGGACGCGCAGAAGGGCCGGAACAGGCCGAAATCGGTGCTGGAAGGCCTTCTGGGCAAAGAGCGCGAGGAGAAACAGGAAATCTACGCTGCCGAAGACGTCGCTGATTTTGAGGCGCGAAGGGCGGCGATACTGAAGGCAGGTGAGAATACATGAGCGCAGGAACGGCAATTGCAAAAGCGTATGTGCAGATCATGCCGTCGACGGAGGGCATTTCCGGGGGCATACAGAACGCGCTGAACGGTGCAAGCGGTGCTTCTCAGGGGGCAGCCAATTCGATCCAGGGAAACCTCGTAGGCGCGTTTAAGGCAGTCAAAAGCGCCATGATCGCCCTGCCTTTTGCAAAGTTAGGAATTGATGCGGTCAAGCTGGGCAAAGAGTTTGATGCATCGATGTCCAGCGTATACAGCCTGATGTCCAGTGCGAATGATGGTGCCGGACTGACGGCGGAACAGATGGCAACGCTGCGCGACCGTGCGCTGGAGATGGGCGCCAATACACAATTCTCAGCACAGGAAGCATCCGAGGCTATGGGTTACATGGCTTTGGCCGGCTGGGATACAGAGCAGGTATACAATGCGCTGCCGGATGTTCTGAACCTCGCGGCGGCAGCCGGCATGGGACTGGGTGAGGCATCTGACATTGTAACGGACTATATGTCGGCCTTCTCCAATTCCGGGCTGACGGCAGCGGAGATGAGCGACAGACTGGCCTATGCGCAGGCGAACAGCAACACAGAAGTATCCGGACTTGCTGAAGCGTATCAGAACTGCGCGGCAGTCATGAACGCAGGCAGCCAGACCTTCGATACAACGACAGCCCTGTTGCAGGCTATGGCAAACCAGGGCACAAAAGGTGCGCGTTCCGGTACCTTGTTGACTGCTATGCAGCGCGACCTCACAGCCCACATGAAAAAGGGCAACATCACGATCAACAAGCAGAAGATCGCGGTGCAGGATTCAAACGGCAACTATCGCAGCATGATCGACATCTTGCGGGATGTTGACAAAGCAACGGCCGGTATGGGCGATGCGCAGAAGGCGGCGGCTCTGTCAACCATTTTCACGGCTGATTCGATCCGTGGTGTCAATCTTGTCCTCAACGAGGGCATTGACAAAGTTGATGGATACAGAGAAGCTCTCGAAAACAGTGACGGAACAGCCGAGAAGATGAGCAAAATCCTTAACGATAACCTTGCCGGTGATCTGAAAGGAATGAACTCAAGCTTTGAACGGTTGAAGATCACGCTATCAGATCTTTTGACACCTGCGATCCGGTTCGTCGTTCAGGGTATTACCAACTTAACAAAGAGCTTTAACGCCCT